TGATTTACTTTTCAACACCTCAGCGTGGTCTTGAGTTGCTTGTTCCTGTTGTTGAAGAGCTTGCCAAGAAACACCCTCATATTCACCTAAATGTTTTCTCAAGCTTTAAGATTTATGGTTGGGAAGATGCTGATAAGAGATATGAACCTCTCTATAAGAAAATTGCTGACCATCCTAATATGACATATCATGGTTTCGCCAAGCAGGACGTTATGCGCGAATACCTACTTAATTCTCATATCCTTGCTTATCCTAGCATCTGGCAAGAAACTTCTTGTAGAGTTTTGATTGAGTCTATGTCTGCTGGTCTAATGTGCGTTCATCCTAACCTTGCGGCGCTTCCTGATACGAGTGGTGGTTTGACTTCTATGTACCAGTTTATTCAAGATCATAATAAGCACGCCAACTTGTTCTATACCTACCTTGATCACGCAGTTCAAAACGTCAACAAGTCAGAAGTTCAAAACTATCTAAAATTCGTTAAGGCTTATGCGGACTCAAGATTTAACATCGGTAAAATTTCTTCTCAATGGGACGGTATGCTTCGTGATCTATTAGAAAAGTATCCAACTGTAGAATCGCGTAAAGTTCCTGGCGAAATGTTTGTGTACAGAACATGATTGTAACAAAAACTCCCCTACGTATTAGTTTTTTCGGCGGTGGTAGTGATATTCCTGAATTCTATGAAAAGCACGAAGGGATAGTCATTTCCACCGCCATCAACAGTTACATTTATATTGCGGCGCATGAGTGCGTAGCTCCTCATTTGAAGGTCATTTATTCTCAACTCGAGCTTGAACATGATTTAGAACAGATTAAGCATGATAGAGTTAGAGAAGTTCTTCGTTATTTTGATATCAAATCAAATATAGAAATCGCCAGCTTTTCGAACATTCCTACCAAGGGAACAGGACTTGGCTCGTCATCGACCTTCACTGTCGGCCTGATCAAAGCTGTTCTTGAAATGAGAGATTGGGGTTCGTCACCACATTACATTGCAGAACTCGCTTCTCTAATTGAAATAGAAAAGTGTGGCGAGCCTATCGGTAAGCAAGACCAATATGCTGCGGCTTATGGTGGATTCCGTATCTATAGATTTTTTAAAGATGGAAAAACTTTGGCAATTCCTCCTCAATATTTTACCAACCATGAATCAATTCAAAAGTTGCAGAACAATCTCCTATGCTTCAACACAGGAATCGTTCGACCAGCTTCAAGTGTATTAACTGAACAGGTTGAGAAATTGAAAACTAATGTCAATTTCGAAAACACCAAGAAAATCGTACACATGGCATATGATGCCTGGGATCTATTGAAGAAAGATAAGATCGACGACTTCGGTGCATTGTTACACGAGTCTTGGTTAATTAAGAAGCAGCTATCAAGTAACATAACGAACTCCTACATTGATGAGATGTATGACAAGGCTATCAAGGCGGGCGCTTTAGGTGGCAAGATATTAGGAGCGGGTGGTGGCGGCTATCTATTAGTCTACGCACCTCAAGAACGTCACCAAAGCGTGATTGAAGCCATGAAGGGATATCCTCGTTTTGACTTTAAGTTTGAACCAGAAGGCAGCAAAGTGGAAATGAAAGCATGAACTACTTTACAGAATATAAAAAGATGCTGAACGATGCTCTTGATACTGTTGACCAACAATCTATTGAAGGATTTGAATACCAACTTGCGTTTATGGCGCGTTATGGTTACCCTGTATTAGTTTGCGGTAACGGCGGCTCAGCAGCTATCACTGAGCATATGTCCTGTGACCATACGAAGGGTGTTGCACTTGATACAAACCTTTTACCCTTCATGATTCCGTTGCAATCAAACGTTTCACTTTGCACAGCCATCGCAAATGATATAGGCTATGAACATATTTTCAGCAAACAGATCGAATGGTTCCAAACCGACAAACCTTTCGGTGTATTGGTTATCTCTTCAAGTGGTAACTCTCCAAATGTAATCAATGCATTGACCGCTGGCAGAAATAGAGGCGCTGTTACAATGGCTATGGTTGGATTTGACGGTGGTTTAGCGTCAAGGTTAGCGAAGGTTTGCATACATGTAAAGAGTAATAATTACGGAGTAGTTGAAGACGCTCATCAAATTATAATGCATTCTATGGCACAATCAATTAGAATCAGGCATGCTACAAATAAAGAATCGCTGAAGCTTTGAATACTATAAATATAGTTGACTTTACAGTTGAAAGAGGGTATAATTGATTAAAAAGGTGCAACTATATGCAAAGTAATAATGTCGTTATGTTTCCTAGACCATATAATGGACCTGTTGTAAATGAAAGTCCTTCTATGGAAGAAATTAATCAGAATACAGATATGATGAAACACTTCCACATTCAAGAAACAATTACTAATATCGTTCCTATGATATTCAATCAGCTTGACATCGCAGGGTTTGAGCTCTTAGAAGAAGATGAAGCTGGTTCACAAAACAATTTAAAAGAAGGCGCATTTATAGTAGAAGGTCTGCGAGCTATTATGTGCAGACACTATGGATTGTATCATCCCTTTCAAGATGTTTGGGAAAACGTATTCCGCCCAGAAATTATTTCTGGCGAAGCTGCTCTAAAAATCGTAGACAAACTAGATATTGAGTTCAAGAAAAAAGACAACTGATAGGTGAAATGTGATTATTGTAGACTTGAATCAAGTTATGCTGTCTAATCTGCTAATGCAGCTTGGAAATCATACAAACGCTCAGATCGAAGAGAATATGGTTCGCCATATGATTCTAAACTCTCTTCGTTCATATAACGTCAAGTTTGGTGAAAAATACGGGGAAATGGTTATCGCTTGTGATAACACCAATATTTGGCGCAAGAAAATTTTCCCATACTACAAGGCTAATCGTAAAAAGTCTCAAGAAGCTTCAGATCTTGATTGGAAGGCTATCTTTGAATGCCTGAATAAGATTCGCGCAGAGCTTAAGGAATTTTTCCCTTACAGAGTTATCGACATTGAATCTGCGGAAGCAGATGATGTGATCGCCACACTTGTAACTCACATGAGTTTTAAGTCTGACTGCAGCGAGGTACTTATTCTGTCAGGCGACAAAGACTTTATCCAGCTGCATAAGTATAGTAATGTTAAACAATACGATCCTACACGCAAAAAGTGGATTACTCATAATGATCCTGCACAGTATCTCAAAGAACACATTCTTAAGGGTGATGCCGGCGATGGTGTTCCTAATATCTTATCTTCTGACAATTGTTTTGTTGTAGGCGAGCGTCAGCGTCCTCTTACTGCTAAGAGAATGGAACACTATCTAAAACTTTCACCCAATGAAATGGAAACTGCTGTTGCTCGTAACTATATGCGCAACAAGCAACTAATCGACCTTGACGAGTCTCCCGTAGAAATTCGAGCCAAGGTTATGGAATCCTATCATGCGCAGCAAGGCAAGGACCGTTCTAAGCTGATGGGATATTTTATCGCTAACAAACTCAAAAATCTTATGGAAAATTTGAATGAATTTTAAGGAGAATTACTAATGGTTATCGGAATGGCTGAATTTTTAGAAAAAGTCGGCAAGCAAAGAAAAACACAAGATAAGATAGATATGCTCAGAGCTAATGATACCTTTGCTTTGAGAGTTATTCTTCAGGCTGTTTATGATTCAAACGTCAAGTTTGCTTTGCCAGAAGGTTCTCCTCCATATAAGCCCAATGAGTTAGTTGATCAAGAGCATGTCTTTCACAAGGATGCTAGAATGATCCAGTACTTTGTAGAAGGGTTTCACCCAGATCTTGCGCAGACAAAGCGTGAATCAATGTTTATCGAGTTCCTTGAAAGGCTTGCACCAAAGGATGCGGAAATGCTCCTACAAGCCAAGGATAAGAAGCCCCTAAAGGGCATCACACGTCAACACGTAACAGAGGCATTACCAGGACTGATTCCAAATGAGCAAACAAACGCTGCGTAAGTTTAAGAAGAACGATTACTCTTTCGATGATGAAGAGGAATCCATCGACCATAAGAACAAGGTTGATAAGCGTAAGCAAAGAAGATTTGAACGTGCTATTAAAACAAAAGACATTTCACTTCTTCTAGATTCAGATGAATTTGAGGATACTTGGGACTGATGCCAACGTATAAATTTGTAAATGAAAAGGGCGAAGAGTTTGAGGAGTTTATGACTATCTCTGCTCTAGAAAATTACCTAAAGGACAATCCAAACTTAACACAACTCGTTAATGGTGCTCCAATGATTTCTTCAGGTCGCGGCATGGGTAAGCCAGATAATGGTTTCCGCGACCTGCTTAAAGATATCAAAACCAAACATTCAGGAGGGTTTTCAAAGAGTACCATCAACACTTTTTAGTAGGATAAAATGGAAGAAAATAAAAAGCTAACAAGAAAAGAAAAAAGACTTCTAAAGCAAAATAATAAGAGTAGCACAAATCAAGAAAAATTAAACTTCCAGTTAAAACGAATAGAACCACTTACTAAACATCAAAGAGAATCTTTCGAGGCATATCGACAAGGTAAAAACCTTATGCTTCATGGTATTGCCGGAACAGGCAAAAGCTTCATATCAATGTATTTGGCTTTGGATGAGATACTAACTTCTGCAGATGGACCGTATAAAAAGGTCATCATTGTACGAAGCGTTGTACCAACAAGAGATATGGGATTTCTTCCAGGTAACTCTAAAGAAAAGGCGCAGGTATATGAGGCACCTTACTATGCTATTTGCACAGAGTTATTTGGTAGGGGAGATTCTTATACCTACCTAAAACAGAAAAACCTCGTTGAATTTATATCAACCTCTTTCATTAGAGGTATCACGCTAAATGATTGTATCATTATCGTAGATGAAATCGCCAACATGACTTTACACGAGTTAGATTCTGTAATTACTCGCGTTGGTAGAAACTGTAAAATTATCTTTTCAGGAGATTTTCGTCAGTCAGATTTTACCAAAGATCACGAAAGAAACGGATTGCCTCAGTTCATGAGAATTGTTGAGCGAATGAAGTCTTTTGCCTTTATCGACTTTGACGAGAATGATATTGTACGTAGCGCCATGGTGAAAGACTATATTATATGGAAGGACAAGTTAGGAATTGTCGCGTAAAACATTCAAACATACCTTAGTTCCTAAGATAGAACTAAGCACAACAACAATCGACGGGAAGCGGTGGTATCTGCTTCCCGATGGCGTAACTAAACTCAGATCAGTTACAAGCATTTTGTCAGAAAAACTGAACAAGAATTTCCTGATTGAATGGCGTAAGCGGGTTGGTGAGGAAGAAGCTAATAGGATATCCACACAAGCTGCTAGGAGGGGCACAGCCGTTCATAATATAGCTGAACGCTACATATTAAACGAAGAGCGTTACTATGCCCCTGGAGAGATGCCTATAAACGTTGAATCATTTAAACCTATCAAGGTTGTATTGGATAAACACGTTGACAATGTCCTAGGAATTGAGCTTCCACTTTGCTCTAAGGCTTTAGGGTGCGCAGGTCGTACGGACCTCGTAGCACAATATGATGGGGTTACCTCCATTATCGACTTCAAAACGTCAAAGAAACCTAAGAAAGAAGAATGGATCGAATCATATTTCCTTCAGTCTACTATTTACTCTATGATGTTTGAAAGAATATATGGTATCGCTGTACCACAAATAGCGATTGTAATCACGGTGGATGATGAGCCGTTACCTCAAACGTTTGTAAAAGACCGCTCTCAATATGTTAATAAAGCGATAGAAATACTGACTACTTAATACGATGAAACCCCGCTCCAATTAAGGAAGCGGGGTTTTTTAGATCTATAATAGTTAGGAATTAACTACGTCGATACGAAAAACTTGGTTAGGTTCAACAGACAGGACACGATCAATGTCCTTAGACCCGTCGGAGTTCCATGACCTTACACGTACCTTTTTGACGCCTGGAGGGACTTCCCATGTTACGCTATTGCGATTAGAAGCTGCTTCAGCAATCTTTGAGTAGCCAAGACCACCTGCCATGAAAACAGCTAGAGTAGTACCTGCCTTCATACCGAGAGACTTGACGAAATTACGCTTGTTCATTTCTTTTCCTTTTGTTGTTTCATAACGAAAATATCAAATTGGCGGAGCGTCTGGGAATCGAACCCAGTCTACCCTTGCGGGTAGTACAGATTAGCAATCTGCTGCATTACCATCCTGCCCACGCTCCATTATTTTAGTTCTGAATATAAATCGTAGTATTCTCAGCGCCGTATTCTTGAACGAGTCTAAAAAGCCAGCGCGCATTTTTCGGATGCAAACGAATACATCCATGAGAAGCAGGACTACCCAACTTATTTATCGCTTCCGTAGCATGAATTGCATAACCACCATAAAAGAAGATAGAGTGTGGCATAGGAGCGTTATCATACTTGCTGGAATAATGCATCTTCTTAAGAAGATAAGGTTGGTAAACACCAGTTGGAGTACGATATCCCTTGCGTCCAGTAGAAACATTCCATTCGAAATAATCAAATGGCGTTTCAACATACATTGTTTGTTCTGAGATATCGATAACGATGTCAACGTCTTCAGCATGCGCTTTTGCAGGCATAAGAAGCATGACAATAGCAGCAATAACTAACGTAAATACGACGAAAAGTCTAACCATATTATCCTCTCATTATCTCTTCAATAGTTATATTATAACTGATTTTCAATTTAAAGTCAAGTAAAATGGTGCCTCAGGAGGGACTCGAACCCCCACGCTTTCGCAGCGGATTTTGAGTCCGCCGTGTCTACCGATTTCACCACTAAGGCATTAACTGTATACTCTTACCACTTTTCTACCGTGGGTAAGTTCTATAATTTTACCATCTTTGTATTCGATCCAGGTCTTTGCCCATGGCCCACGGAAGCTCAACGCCCAAGTATCGGTCAAAGCTTCAACCATGTGTAATTTGTTTCTAGGAGTGTATTTAATGGATCTTGCTATCCAACATTCCGAGCGTTCAGGAAAAATTAAATCGTGTTCTATGACCTTGCCTTTTAGCCAAATCGTAATAGCATTGAACGCATGACTGTGGTAAGCGTCTCGAGTACCCTTGTTGAACTTAAGAAGAACGATAGAAAACAGAGGCTTAATTTCTACAAGCCAGTATCCTGTTACGCCAGAATCGGCCCCACCATCATAAGATTTCTTAAAGAACTTCATAATGTACTCCGTTAAGTGGTGCTACAACGAGGAATCGAACCCCGGACATCCTGATTACTAGACAGGTGCTCTGCCGACTGAGCTATTGTAGCATTGTTCCGTATCTTGTTTTAAACATATTCTTATATGGGTTATTTACCGCTTCAATCATATCATCCAAAACCAAAGGGATGTATGGACAATAAAATGCAGAGACTTCAATCATTTTGATCTTAGGAATTATTATCCTAGGATGAGGTTCAGCCCATACCTTTACAGGCATAATGTTGTCAAAAGCAACAATAGCTGGCATAGCAAACATGCCACGAACCAAAGAACGTCTTGTAATCAATTTGCTCATAACAACTCCTAAAATGGTAGTCGATAGTGGAGTCAAACCACTGACCTCTGCTATGTCAAAGCAGCGTTCTATCGCTGAACTAATCGACCATTATTGGTGCGGGTAGAGAGACTCGAACTCCCACGCACAAGGCACTGGCTTCTAAGACCAGCGTGGCTACCAATTACACCATACCCGCTTTAATATATGAAATGTTCTAACTGCAAACCAAAACAATGTTGCAGCAACTTTAGAAGAACGGTTATCCAACATAGCGTAGTAAAGATAATCGTCCGCTTGTTTCATGGTAATAGTATTTGCCCTTGCCATTTCGCAAGCTTTATCGTGAATGACAGCCGCTTCTCGCCAATTGCGGTCTTTAGGTTTTAGGAAGAAAACAAAGCTTGGAATAGAAGCAAAGTCGGTTACAAACCCTTCTTCAACTCGAACGAAAATATCTTTGCTAACCTTAGCGTTATAATAGGCTAGTGGTGAAGTAATCATGTATAAGGGTCTACCGACAAAACTATTGCCGGGAATGTATTCGTACTGTAAGACACCAATGAACATAACTATCCTAAAATTGGTAGCCGATGAGAGATTCGAACTCCCGACATTCTGCGTGTAAAGCAGACGCTACTACCACTGAGCTAATCGGCCATTAATAATGGTTTTCTTCTCTTTCCCCAGCTTTTAATTCTTCTTTAGGGAAAAGCTTTTCGTAATTTAATAATATGGTCATTATTATAAGAGCAGATAATTCTGTTCCTAAAAGAATAAACCAAAACAACTCAGTCATAATGATGACCTATAGTAAAAGATTGGAGCGGGTAGCGAGAATCGAACTCGCGCACTCTCCTTGGCAAGGAGGAAGGCTACCATTACATCATACCAGCATTTAATTCTATTTAGTTTTAGAAGCTCTATAATCTTCTACCATTTTATATAGGAAACGTTGATCATAAATTTCTAGATCAGCGTCGCATTCTTTCATATCCCAAACGATATCCCAAATATCTTTGTTATCCATATCATGACCGTTTTCAATCGCATTATTATAGCTCTCTATAACTCGATTGTTTATAACCTTCTTATCATAAGGCGTCATTTCCTCAAAGTTACGGCAACCGCAATACTTACAACCAACGTTACTCATTTCTTCATAAGTGTCGAAGTGACGATAGTAAGGATGAGAACACTTACATATACGATCATCGCCGTATTTGGGATTGTACACCCATTCTACTTTCATAATTTTAAGATATGGTTGTTCACTCATTTCATTATCCTAATTTGGTGCGTCATGGTAGAATCGAACTACCTTTTCCGGCTTATGAGACCAGCGAGATGCCCATCACCTCCCAAGACGCATTATCTCTTTATCGTTTCAATCCATTCAGGCTCACCCTTTTCTCGTAATTTTTTGTTTAAGACAGCCCATTCTTCTCTTCGATGCATAATCATCAAAGGATCTTTATAAAATCTATTACAAACAATGTAATCTTTTGGATTAAAATTCCAATTACCACCAAAGAGTTTCATTGTTGACTTCCTTCTAATATGGTGCCGCTCCTCTGAATCGAACAGAGTCCCCACGCTCTTCAGGCGTATGTACGCACCAGCTATACCAGAGCGGCATTATTTCTTAAATTTGATCCATTCGTTTTCCATCCAAACGACACAATTTTCATTTACAAAGGGATCAAAGTATGATATTTTACTTTTGTGTTTGTTCTTTTTGAGAACAGTACACGGCACGTAGTAAGAACCAAACATAGTCGAAAATATAAACTTCGCTTTCATACTACACCTATAATGGAGCACCCGACAGGATTCGAACCTGCATCAGCCATCGCTGGCCACTTCCAGTTACCTTACTCTTGGTTCGTAGCCAAGGTGGATACGGATGCATAATTGGAGAATCCGGTGGGACTCGAACCCACATTCGAAGGTTTTGCAGACCCTGCTGTAGCCAATTCCAGCGCACGGACTCATTAAATGGCGATCCTAACGGGACTCGAACCCGCCTTTCCGGATAGACAGTCCGGAGCCTTCCCTGACGGCAATA